GTGAATAGTACGATTGAGGTGGGATCCGTGGTGTATGTATGGGTAAAAACAATGAAGACGTGGCTACTTTTTTACGAAACGCCAAATACAATAAATAAACGTATGGTCAGGGCACGTGGGGCCGGGGGTTCTGTCAGGGCAAAATGGTACAGGTTCTCGAGTTCCTGATTTCATGCCCACCACTGACTGCTCACTCGTCGCGCTCCACGAGACGCGCCAAGTGCGGCCAAAAGACCATACACTGGAGCGAACCTACGGTGGAGAGAAGCGAACGAAACTCAAGCAGGTCATCATTGGTCAATCCATAGCGCTCGTAAACGAAGGCCATGGTTGAGTCGTCTGCCACGTGGGGGTGTCGGGCTGCGATGTGGTGGTCGTAGCGGATTGCGTCGACACCCGGGGAAAGTAGTGCGATGTGGCGAAGGTAATCGCTCACAAAGGGGATATGGTTACACGCAACGGCCATACCCAAGGCGACACCGCGTGGGTCGTCCTTCGTCGAAGTGGTCGAAAAAGGCAAGCGGGACAAAGTCCGGCCGATTTTCGGGCCCCACACGACGGTGCCAGCCACCGGGTAAGGGATGGTCTGACAGAACTCGACATCAGCGATCGTGCGCGTCATGCGGAAATCGGATTCGAGGCCGGCTTCGAGCATTTTCGTGTGGAAATACTCGGGAGTGAAGTGTCTGCTGGTGATGACGAGCCAATCGTCCCCGTTTTCAGCGAACACCATGACGCCCCAAGATGGCTCGCCAAACGTGTGGACGAGGCCGCCAAGGTTGCGCATGAGGGAGCTGAAAGACGTCTCAGTCACACCAGAACCAAGAACCCACTTGGCCATGTACGACACATTGACGCGCTGGGCGCGCCCTTTCAGAACCATCGAGCCGACTTTGGCGGCACGATAGTCTGGGTCATCCACAGCCTCGAAGATCACGTCCTTCTCAAACATGAAGGATTGCTCACTTCGATGGGCTTCAAACTTGTTCTGGTCGCCGACATAAAAATTCACATCCTCGCCGTGCTGAGCGATGGCCTCAGTGGCTGCGACAAACCACTCGCCAAACAGCTCCGCGGTTGCGTCGCGACCGTTCACCCAAACGTTCGGGGAGTCGTTAGTCATGGAATAGTTCTTGCGAACTTGCTTGGCAGCAAGCCAGTCGAACACGCCAGTCGCCACCTGTCGAATCGGTTTGTACGCAATGACAATGCGTTCATCGATTGCTGGGGGCCCAGCGCTGGTAACCATGCCAGACTTCTCCACCTTAATCATCGCCGACCCGCGCAAATCCGAGGCAGTCAGGCCGCGCCGCTTAAGCTCGGCCTGAGCGGCAATGAATGCCGCGCGCTGCTGTTCAGGGAATTTGTGCAACCAAGCCGCACGTTCCTCATCCGTCGGGTGGATGGGATCGAGCTGGAGTCCGTGGAGTACGGAGTGCGGCACATGGCGACGGTGGTTAAGCGACTCCCACACACCCTCCATCGGTTGTGGGACTTCACGACCAAGACGCGTCTTGAATGCGTGGACAATCGAGTCTTCATCGTTGTCGGCGGTCGTGGGAACAAATGGCCCGAGGGCAATTAAGCTCAAGCGGGCGCTGGGGGTGGGGGGCCGTTTCATCGTGTCATGCCCGACTCGGACTCTCGAATCGGGACTCTGAACGGGCTCAGGCATAGTCTTGCGCGTGTAAACGGGTGCGAACTTGTGGGGCGGGAGCACGGTGGGGTGAGTCACCGTGGCGGCCACACC